CGTGGGCGTTAATACTTAACTGCTTGTCAGCCAAGAAAGGTCAGGTGTTCTACGTTGCCCCTACACAGGGTCAGGCTAGGGACATCATGTGGCAGATGCTACTGGAGCTAGGACATAGTGTTATATCCTCTAGTCATGTTAACAACCTACAGATTAAGTTTGTTAACGGTGCTTTGTTAACCCTGAAGGGTGCTGATAGACCAGAGACTATGCGTGGTGTTAGCTTGAAGTTCTTGGTCATGGATGAGTATGCCGACATGAAGCCAGAGGTGTGGGAGCAAATCCTACGCCCTGCTCTTGCGGATCAGAAGGGTGATGCGATGTTCATTGGTACGCCAATGGGACGTAACCACTTCTATGACTTGTACCAGTATGCTAGTGTTGCTAAAGACGATACGTTTGCAGCGTACCACTTCACTAGCTTTGACAACCCGTTGCTAGACCCTAAAGAGATTGAAGCTGCTGAGAAGAGTATGTCAGCGTTTAGTTTCCGTCAGGAGTTTATGGCTTCCTTTGAGGCACACGGCAGTGAGCTATTTAAAGAAGAAGATGTTATATTTAGCGAGGAAGAACCTACTGATGGTGATTATTACATTGCTGTCGATTTGGCAGGATTTGCAGATGTACAGAAGGTCACTACCAAAACTAAAAGACTTGACCAAACGTCTATATCTATTGTTAAAGTGGGTGTGGAAGGCTGGTGGGTTGCTAACATCATACATGGCCGCTGGGGCGTTGAAGAGACCGCCAGAAGAATCTTCGGAGCTGTTGACAAGTACAAACCAGTTGCTGTCGGGATTGAGAAGGGAGCGTTAAAGAACGCTGTAGCTCCCTACCTAAACGATCAGATGAAGAAGAACCAACGCTTCTTTAGAGTGGAAGAGCTTACCCACGGTAACAAGAAGAAAGTAGATAGAATTGTGTGGGCGTTGCAAGGACGCTTTGAACACGGAAACATTACATTAAACAAAGGCAAGTGGAACAGTCAGTTCCTTGACGAGCTGTTTCAATTCCCTAACCCATTAGTCCATGATGACTTGATAGATTCACTAGCATACGTAGACCAGTTAGCCAAGGTTGCTTATGCTTTTGACTATGAAGAAGAGGACTACGAATACTTAGATAAATACGCGGGCTACTAAATATGCTAGAAGATAACAACACCTTTATGATTGAACAAGACCTAGAAGGTTGGGTAATTGATAAGTGTGATGGCTGGCGTGATCACTACGAAGCCAACTACTCACAGATGTTTGATGAATACTACCGCCTGTGGCGTGGTCAGTGGTCTGCACAGGATCGCACCAGAAGCACAGAGCGTTCAAAGATTATATCCCCTGCACTACAGCAGGCTGTTGAGTCATCTGTAGCAGAGCTAGAGGAAGCTACCTTTGGCCGTGGTAAGTGGTTTGACATTAAAGATGACTACATGGATCAGGATAGTGCTGACATAGCTATGCTCCGTAACCATCTAGAAGAAGATTTCAAGAAGAACAAAGTACGTAAGGGTGTTGCTGAGTGTCTAATCAACGCTGCCGTATTCGGTACAGGCATTGCAGAGATCGTCCTAGAGGAAGAGAAAGAGTTTAAACCAGCTACACAGCCTGTGATGGGCGGTGAGCTACAAGCGGTAGGTGTTAACATAGTAGACCGTACATGCGTTAAACTACGCCCTGTCATGCCTCAGAACTTCCTTATTGACCCTGTAGCCACTGACATTGACTCAGCACTGGGCTGTGCTATTGACGAGTTTGTGTCACGTCACCTAGTAGAACAACTACAGGAAAGCGGTGTCTATCGTGATGTAGAGCTTCAGTCAGGATCACCAGACTTTGACATTGAGCCTGATCAAGACCTAACACGCTATGACGAAGACAAGGTACGTCTTACTAAATACTACGGCCTTGTTCCCCGTCACCTGTTAAAAGAAGCACAGGACTCAGAAGCTGAAGACGCAGAGGTTGTAGAGTTTGAAGATGACGATGACTCCTACTACGTAGAAGCAGTTGTTGTTATTGCCAACGGCGGTACACTGCTTAAAGCTGAACAGAACCCTTACATGATGCAGGATCGTCCTGTCGTTGCATTCCCATGGGATGTTGTTCCTAGCCGCTTCTGGGGCAGAGGAGTATGTGAGAAAGGGTATAACAGTCAAAAGGCGTTAGACACAGAACTACGCGCTAGAATAGACGCTCTAGCCTTGACCATCCACCCAATGATGGCTATGGATGCTTCTCGTATGCCTAGAGGTGCTAAACCAGACATTAGACCAGGCAAGACCATTCTAACCAACGGCAACCCTGCTGAGATTCTACAGCCCTTTAACTTTGGTAACGTAAACCAGATTACCTTTGCACAGGCGCAGGCTTTGCAGACAATGGTACAGACAGCCACAGGCGCTATTGACTCAGCAGGTATTGCTGGTTCTATCAATGGTGAAGCCACTGCTGCTGGTGTATCTATGTCACTAGGTGCTATCATTAAGCGACACAAGCGCACCTTGATTAACTTCCAAGAATCATTCATTATTCCTTTTGTTACTAAGGCTGCACAACGCTATATGCAGTTTGAGCCAGAGATGTACCCAGTAGCTGACTACAAGTTCCATACGTCTAGCTCGTTAGGCATCATTGCTCGTGAGTATGAAGTAACACAGCTTGTACAGCTCCTACAAACCATGTCACCAGATACGCCTATGTATCCCAAGCTGGTTATGTCTATCATTGACAACATGAACCTAGCTAACCGTGAAGAGTTGATTGCTACACTTGAGCAAGCTAACCAGCCTAACCCAGAAGCACAGCAAGCAGCACAGGCAGCACAGCAAGCTCAGATGCAGTTCCAAGCGTCACAGACTGCTGCACTCAACGGACAGGCACAAGAGTCTGCTGCTAGGGCGCAGAAGATTGCAGTGGAGGCACAGGCTATTCCACAGGAGCTTGAGATTGATCGCATCAAGGCTGTAACAACAAACCTTAAAGCTGGAGACTCAGACGACAAAGAGTTCCAGAAGCGTCTTGAAATCTCTAAGCAGTTGTTAAAGGAGCGAGAAGTAGCCGTTAAGGAAGGCAATGTAGAAGCAACCCCTGCACCGCAAGCACCAGCCATGCCACAGAGAATGCCACCACAAGGACTGCAATAATGGTAAGCACAAGAGATTTAGAAAATGTAGTAGCTCAAGTAAATGTAAAGTTTGAGGAACTATTTAAGAGGATTGTACAGCTTGAGAAACAATTAGCTGATAATACAGGAGAAGAAAAGAATGGCAGTAAAAAAAGACCCAAGACTAGCTAGGGCTGGAGTCAGCGAATACAACAAGCCGAAGCGTACCCCTAACCATGATACAAAGAGTCATGTTGTCGTGGCAAAGGAAGGTGACAAAATCAAGACCATTAGGTTTGGAGAACAGGGAGCAAAGACCGCAGGGAGACCAAAAGCGGGAGAGTCCGAAGCAATGAAAAAGAAACGTGCTAGCTTCAAAGCAAGACACGGTAAGAACATTGCTAAAGGTAAGATGTCTGCGGCATATTGGGCTGACAGAGTTAAGTGGTAAACATATATTCGCCTATATGGTGAAATTATGTAGATTTGTAAACATATCATTAACAGGAGGCTATCATGCCAAAAGGTAAAGGTACTTACGGAACAAAGGTTGGAAGACCGCCTAAGAAGAAGCCAGTTAAACGATGAAGGGCCAGACCCACGGTGGTAAAGGCAGCGCCCAGCGAAGCACAGACCAGAAGAAGTTTGCCAGTAACTGGGACGCTATATACAACAAAACTGCACAGAAGTCAAGTAAAAAGAAGAAATAATGCTTGACTTTCTTATGCTTTTATGTTATAATAACTAGGTACACTAACTTAAACAACTGTCCTATATGGAGAAACAGTAATGATTGATAAAGAATTAGAGCTATACTATCGCAACATGACCGACATGTTTATGTCTGAAGGCTGGAAGCAGTTAGTCCAAGACCTACAGGCAAACGCTGTAAACATTAACTCTGTTGAGCAAACTAAAGATGAGACAGACCTGCACTTCCGTAAAGGGCAATTGTCAGTTCTGGCTAACATGATTAACTTAGAAGCTCAAGTAAAGAACGCAGAAGAGCAAGCACTAGCCGCTGAAGACGAAGACGAAGCAGCTTAATGCGTATAATGATAGAGTTCAAGTGTGAGGACGGACATGTCAATGAGAGATTCGTTGACTCGTCCACTACCCACATACCTTGTTTAGATTGCGACAAGATAGCAAGAAGAATTGTAAGCCCTGTTCGTTCTAAGCTAGACCCCATCTCTGGTGATTTTATGGGTGCTACCAGACAGTGGGAAAGGAATAGACAACAGAAGTTACAGCAAGAGCGTAAGGCCAACTCCTGACGGAAGCCCTACATAATACACCTCCATAATGAGATTACTCACGGAGTTTAATAATGGCAACACTAATAGACGAGCGTCCACCTGAAGACGTTGACAACGAACAAGAAGAGCAAGAAGTAAGTCAGATAACCGAAGAGCCTGAAGTTCAGGAAACTCCTCCAGAAGATGACATCCCTGAGAAGTACAAAGGAAAGTCCACTGCTGAAATTGTAAGGATGCACCAGGAGGCTGAGAAGTTACTAGGCCGACAGAGCAGTGAAGTAGGGGAGCTACGATCCGTTGTTGACAACTACATACAGACACAACTCGACACAACTCAACAAGCAACCCAAGAACCTGAAGAAGACATAGACTTTTTCTCTGATCCCGACAAGGCTGTCGAGAGAGCTATTAAGAATCATCCTTCAATCAAAGCTGCTGAAAAACAAACACAGCAGTACAAGCAGCAAACAGCGCAGACTCAGTTGCAACAACGTCATCCCGACATGCAACAGATTCTGCAAGATAGTAAGTTTGTTGATTGGATTAAAGGCTCTAAGATTCGGACACAGCTTTTTGCACAGGCAGACACGCAGTATGACTACGAAGCTGCTGATGAGCTTTTCACAAACTGGAAGGAACGTCAACAGGCAGTAACTCAGACTGTAGCAAATGAGAAGACGGAACGCAAGCAAGCCGTTAAGAACGCCTCAACTGGCAATGCCAGAGGCAGCGGCGAAACAGCAACCCGTAAAATCTATAGACGCTCAGACATTATTAAACTAATGCAGACCGACCCTGAACGCTATCTATCCTTGAGTGACGAGATTACTCAAGCGTATGCTGAAGGGAGAGTCCGACAATAATCTTAATTTAAGGAAGTATTATCATGGCTACATCAGTATATCCCAATATGGGCGGAGCAGTAGACAACACTAGCGCAGCTAAGTTTATCCCAGAAATCTGGAGTGACGAAGTAATTGCTGCATACAAGAGCAATCTTGTAATGGCTAACCTTGTTAAAAAAATGAGCATGACTGGCAAGAAAGGCGACACCATTCACGTCCCTAAGCCTACTCGTGGTTCAGCTAACGCTAAAGCTGAAGGCGTTGCAGTAACTATCCAGAACTCTGTTGAGTCTGAAGTTCTGATCAACATCAACAAGCACTTTGAATTCTCTCGCATGATTGAAGACATCACCGAAGTACAGGCTCTCGCTTCACTGCGTCAGTTCTACACTGGCGATGCAGGCTACGGTTTGGCCAAGCAGGTTGACAACGATCTGTTTGATCTGGCTAAGTCTTTCGGCGATGGCGATGGTTCTAGCTTTGTTAACTCTGGTTCTTTCCAGATCAACACTACCTCTGGTGCTTTGGAAGCCTATGACGCTGACGGTACTGCTGACATTGGCGCTTTCTCTGACGCTGCGTTCCGTGCGCTGATTCAGAAGCAAGACGATGCAGACGTTCCTATGGACAACCGTAGCTTCATCGTTCCTCCTTCACTGCGTAACGCTATCATGGGCATTGATCGCTACACTTCTACTGACTTTGTTAACGGCAAAGGCGTAGAGACTGGCAAGATTGGTAACCTGTACGGTGTTGACGTATACGTATCTACTAACGCACCTACTCTTGAGTCAGGCGTTCGTGGCGCACAGTTGATCCACAAGGACACTAACGTTCTTGCAGAGCAGCAAGCTGTACGTTCACAGACTCAGTACAAGCAGGAGTTCTTAGGCACTCTTTACACTGCTGATACTCTGTATGGCGTTCAGGTTATGCGTCCAGAAGCAGGCTTCACCCTAGCTGTACTTTAAGCTAAACTGGGGGATTCTTCGGAGTCCCCCTTTCTTGTTTATTCTTCTTCTCCCTTTCTCTTGTTTTCGTAGGAGCTACAATGGCTATATTTAGAGGTGACGGCGGTGCTGGCGACAGTAACAATGACGCTACGTTACTAGCTGTTACACAACAAGCTGTCATAGCTACTACGAAAGCAAGTGATGCAGCCGCTAGCGCCGTAAGCGCCAGTGACTCAGCAGCAACAGCAACAACTAAAGCAGCGGCAGCAAGTACATCTGCTACCAACGCAGCTAACAGTGCTACAGGTGTTGCACAATACGCAACGGCAGCAGCTAACTCTGCAACTGCGGCAGCAACCTCAGAGACTAACGCAGCAACTAGCGCCACAGCCTCTGCTACAAGTGCTACAGCAGCCAGTGCCTCTCAGACAGCCTCTAGTGCCTCTGAGACGGCTTCCGCTGCTAGTGCTACCACTGCCACTACTAAAGCCTCAGAAGCGGCTACAAGCGCAACCAGTGCGTCTAACAGTGCTTCTACGGCAACGACCAAAGCATCAGAGGCTTCCACTAGTGCTAGCAATGCCTCAACCTCCGAAAGCAATGCTGCTACGTCAGCCTCTGGTGCATCTACTTCAGCCACTAACGCAGCTAGTTCAGCTACAGCTTCTGCTGGTTCTGCAAGTGGTGCAGCTACATCAGCTACTAACG